ATAGCATCTCCAGTAGAGTTAATTACTGCATCTAATTCTTTATGTCCAACAAACTCTGCCAGTTCTCCATAAAGTCTAACTGTTCTGAGCATAGCGATACCTCTTACCAGTACATTTTAACAACCACTCAGAATATGGTTCTCTACAAGATAGTCTATCTGCTAAATGATGTAAAACCATATCTCCTAGAAAAATAGCTACATGATTTAAAGTTGGGTGCATTATAGACATTAATAATACATCTCCTGCTTCTAATTTTTCATCATTTCTAAGTTCTCTGAATCCTGTTCTCCACGCATAGCTTTCAAACAAAGGATCATCTAAAAACTCCTGTGGTGTCATATTTCTTTCATAATCCTTTAATTCAATATTCTTTTCCTGTTTATACCAATCTCTGACTAGTGACCAGCAATCAGTAACACCCCAAACCCACGGACGCCCCAATAAATCTGGAACGTAACCTTCAGGAATACATTCCCCCCACTCTTCTGTTTTAGGGTTAACAATATGCCACGGAAGTTTACTATGCTCACAACTGATACGATCAGCCTGACTAGGTATAGGAGGTGTGATTGGGTGACTATGAACTACAGCTATAATCTCACCTGTCTTATCTGCATTTACATAATCTTCTGGATTTAAAATAAAGTGCTGATGATCTGTAATAGCTAAATTTTCACAGGGAAAATATTTTTGTTTACCTCTGACATTAAGAAGTAAACCAACAGATTCTTTTGGATCTTGGTCTTTCGCATGAACCAACGCATCATCTCGCCAAGTCATTGATTAAACGTACCAATAGAAGGAAATAAAGCACGAGTACATTGCCTTTTAGGTGCTCGTACTCCTGCCATATCAATCGCTGCTGCTAATTCAAATTCAACAACTTCTCTATTCTCTGCTGACTTACGATCCACAATAAATATCTGACGCTTAAACTCTGCTGTAGGATCTGGTGTTCCTAATGGATTTACATGATTACCATTAGAGTCTTGAGGAAAATTTACAGCATCTAAAAATCTAGCCATAGTTCTTATTCTTGTGAAAGTAGCACCAGTGAGATCATTACCTGCTGTTACGTTATTAACGGCATCTAAAATAGCTGACATAAATCCTGTTGCATTACTAATAATTACTTTTGGTCTTGGTAGCTGCCCACGTTGATATGCGAAACCTGTGGCTTCAATAGGAAATCTAAGATATGAATTACCTGCAAAGACTATCTCACCATTAGCATTTAAGTTTGATCCTGCATGAAATCTATAAATAGTACTTGCACCATGTAATGCTGTATCTAATTGCAAAGTAAAAAGTTCAATAATTGCTGAAGGATTAATTTTTTGAACTTCACTGAAAACAGGTCCAGTACTCATGGTTCAAACACCTCTCTGAACGTAGCCTGTATCGTAGCTCTGTTTAAATATGGTATTGATTTACTCCATGCTTCGCAAACAAACTGAGAAGAACTTGCTTCTCCAGGCGGTGTAAAAGTAAAGCTAGCACTATCATTTGCTCTTGCATCAAGAAAAGTTTCTATCGTATCTGCATCTGACTCTGATACTTCAAAAGTTAGATTAAATATTTTTGGATTTTGATGTTCTGCTAATCCAAATAAAATTCTGTGTTCAAACCCATCGGCAAAGCGAACCGTGCGTGTTAAAGGTTTAGATCGTTTTTGTTGTCCGTATTTAGGAGCAATAGAAGGAAAAGTAGCCATTATGCAAGTAAACCTCCAGGTCTTTTCTGCTGTATTAATTCAGATTGTACTGCTGCTGAGATAACACGACCAAGTTCTCTACCTTGCTGTTCATCTCCTTCAACAGAAGAACCAGAGGCATCTACATTTACGACAATATTTGTAGAGCCACCTCCAAGCATTTCATTTGGTGTAATCATTCCTGATACTCCAGGACTAAATAATTCTGGGCCACGTTCTCCAACAATAAAACTACCTCCTCGTCTAACAGGTCCACCATCTGCTCTTCGACCTAAATTCCTTGATCCAGCCATTCTTGCTCCTTGACTAGCCATTTCATTATTACCTAAATTACCAAAACTAAAAATATCACTAAATAAACCTAAAATACTTCTTTGAAGTTGAGTCGCTGCCATTTTTGCAGCAGTATCAAGAAAATGATCTGCGATACGATTTAACATACTTCTAAATGCCTCTTGCACTGTCATTGTTCCTTTTATTATTCCTTTAAATGATTCCTCAAATCCATCTCGAATAGAAACACTTAGATCAAGAATTTGACGCATTGGATTTAACATCTCTCGAAGCTGATCTGTAGGTGCTTGAAATTCACTGATAAATTGTAATTGTTCATTAATTTTAATTTCAGTTTCTAAAAGTTTTAAAGCTGAACCATTTGTTGCTTCAAACTCTGCACCTAGTTGTAATTTTTTTATTTCTTTAAAATTTTCTAAATCTTGTCTAAATTCTTTTGGTACATCAAGTATTTTTATTTTTTTTATTTCCTCTGAAACAAAAGCCTTTTTTCTCTGATCGAATATAACTCTTTCTAATTTTAACTGTGCTTCCAATGATCCTTTAGTTGCTAAAGTTTGTAATAAATCTTGTCTAGTTGTTTCACTTATTTGCTCTCTAAGACTTTGTATTTTTCCTAAAACGTCCTCAGAATTTCTTAATCCTGATAAGGCATTAAATGTTTCTCTCGAACCAAAAGCACTTAATAACACATCGGCTTGTTCAGCACCAAAAGTTTTGAATTGTTCTGCTAATTTTATTGCTTCTTCGTTAGTTATCTCAAATTCTTTTGCTAATTCTTTAATTTGTTTCCTAGAAAATGTTGAAGATATTCCCATATTTTCTAATTCTGAATTTACTTTATTAAGTGCTTTTCTAAAAGCTATAGTCTTTTCAATTTGAGCAGCCAGAGCAGTAGCAGCGATAGAAGCAGCAAATCCTCCTCCAGGAGCTAGTGCACCTCCAGCAGCACCAGCAACACCACCCATAACAGAACTTAAACCACCAGCACCGAAAAGTAATGGAAAACCACCACCAATTAAACCACTTCCAAAACCACCCTTAATTCTACCCATTGCTCCACCTGGCATAGAAAAAGGACCGCCTTGTGCATTTTTGCCAAAACCTAATCTATTCCTTAAAGGTAATCTTGGCCCTATTTGACCTCCTGAAATACCAAATGACCCTCCAGGTAATGCTGCAAATGCTTTTTGTGCTTGCTGCTGTGTCTGAATTGTTGCTATTTTTGCAACTTTTTTATCAATATTTTTTAAATGTCTATCTCTAGCTTTATTTTTTACTGCTTCAATTTTTGCTGCTTCCGTAACTTGATCTGCTCTGCTACTGAAAGATGCAAAACCACCTTGTCTCATGGCTTGTGAAGCTGCAATATTTTGTTTTACTCTGCCACTAAATACTGATGTAGCTTGTCCTGGTCCAATAGGACTTGCAAACATCGTTGATGGCCTTATACCTTTTTGTGCCATCTTTTGTAAATTCATTTGAACAGTAATTTGTTCTAAAAGTTTTGTTCTTTTTTGCAGTCCAATATTTAATTCATCATTAGCCCTTACAAGATTTCTAGCTGCATCAACAGCTTGAGGTGTTCCTAAAGTAGATTTATTAAATGCTTCATTAGCTTTATTAACCATTACAGTTAAATCTCTAAAACTTTGACTTACTTTAGGAATATGCTTTGGACTTGCGGTAACAAATCTTTCTAAAGATTTATTAGCTGCATTTATTCTTTCATTAGTTTGTTTAATCTTTAAATTAAAGTTAGTTAATTCTCTTGTCTTTACTTTTACATCAATATTTATTCCGTAATTAGCCACTTGCTATCAAAAATCAAATATTAAACCTATCTTACCTTTTTTTACCTCTTAAAGCACTAACATGTTGAGCTTGCTCTTTTCTTTTTTCATATTCTTCATTTTCTATATCTATGTAAGCAGCCCAACCTATCATCTCTTCAGCAGTCAATGTTTCACACAACTCAGTTACAGTTTTATGAAGAAGTTTTGCAAGACTAAAGATAAATCTCCAATCACCGTTAGCTTTTTAAATCGGCTTTAGCCTCTGACACCTCCCGATCAGTACCAGCACTAATCATTGCTAATTGTATTTCTTCAAGAACAGATGCTTCTATTTCTCTTCTTAATGAAGCTTTATCTCCATCTTGGAATAACCTTACACCATCTTTATCTAATGCTTTTTCAATCATCATTTGCAAAGCATATTCATTAGTGTTTTCAATGCCAGTTTTCTTCTGAATAGCTTCTCTCTCTGCAATAGTCAAAGGATGCCAATAAACAGTAAGAATAATTTCATCATTTTGTTTTACATCAAAATTGTAAAGTTGAGAAACTCCAAACCTGTTTTTTAGAAGATCAACTGCTCTTGTCATATCAAAATTATATTACTTTACTATATACTAAGCGTTAGCGGTAAATTGGCAAGATATTACACCAACAAAATGACTTCTATCTTCAATATTTAAAGGGGTTGGACCAGTAATATCTAAAACTCTAGGTTTACAAGTAAAAGTATCAACGTAGTCAGAATCGTTAACAGAAGTAAGTCCATCTACAACAGCTTCACTTATGGCAGACAAAGTTTTAGTGCCTTTTCCCTTTGGACAATAAACATTGCATTGAATAACACCTGCATAATAATCTGAAGAAGCTCCTTGATTTTGTAAAGTAGATTGTCCAAAATCTATAGTCATAATTATGTATTTTTTTGTTTTACCAGGATTTGTAAAATGCACATTGTCATAAACAATTAATACAGTTGGATCTACATCTGTTACCGCATCTGTTACTGCCTTTTCAAAAGCTGCTCTTGTATTCACTAAAGTCATAATTAAATTTCAGAAGTACCAGTATATTTTCTACCTTTTTTACTACCTTTACCAAACAAGACTTTCTTTT